CTCTCCTGCTGCATGCGGCTGTAGTCGTCGTTCAGCTCACAGCCGAGCCACTTCCGCCCCAGGCTGGCCGCCGCGCGTCCGGTCGTGCCGCTGCCCATGAACGGGTCGAATACAAGGTCGCCGGGCTCACTGCCGCAGAGGATGCACCGCTGCGCCAGTTCGGTCGGCATCGCAGCCGGGTGCTGCCCGTCGCTGTCGCTCGTCACGTCCCACACCGAATGGCCCCACCACTTCGCGCCAGGGTTGCGGGCGAAGTAGTGCTCGTTGCGCGCCAGCAGGTACAGGTATTCGTGGCTTGTCGCCGGCCGGTCAAGCCGCAGCGGCTCCACGGCCGCAGGCTTGCGCCAAATGATCGTCTGCCGCATGTACCAGCCATCGCGGCGCAGCGCGTCGGCCAGGGCAAACGCCACCAGCGTCAGGTCTTTCCTCTTGTAGCCGCTCGGCGGCATCCTGAAGCCCTTGCGCTCGCGCACCGTGGCCCAGCACGCGCGGTCCCCCGCACTACCGCCTCCGCCTTTGCCGCTTGCGGCGAACACGTCCCCCACGTTCAGCCAGAGCGTGCCGTCTTCGGTAAGCAACTCGCGCACCAGGCCAAACACTTCCACCAGCGCAGCCACGTAGTCGGCCGGCGTCTTCTCCAGGCCAATCTGCCCAGGGTGGCCGTAGTCGCGCAGCCCGAAGTAGGGCGGGCTCGTCACGCAGCACTGCACGCGCACGCCTTGCGCCTGCAGGTCGCGCATCGTGTCGCGGCAGTCACCAAAAATCACGCGGTTCATACATTCCTTCGCTTCGGATACAGGCCCTCTAACACCCGGTTCCAAGGGACCGCCTACGGCGGCCCCTGAACCGGCCCGTTAGGTCTCACCTCATCCTTCCGCATTGCGGCCGGCGACGCGCAGCACGTCCCAGTTAGGTTTCACAACAGTCCCTCCTGCACGCATTCGCGCGGTTCTTCGGGCGACAGAAGCTGCCCCTGGGCCTGGGCGCGGGCTATGCGCGCTTTAGCGATCTCAACGTATTCCGCCTCGCGCTCAATGCCGATGAACCCGAAGCTTTCCAGCATGGCGGCCTTGCCCGTGCTTCCGCTGCCCATAAACGGGTCCAGCACCACGCCGCCAGGTGGCGTGACCAGGCGGCAGAGGTAACGCATCAGGTCGGTGGGTTTCACCGTTGGATGGTCACACGGCTGCCCGGCGTTTCCGTTTATTGTCCACCGCGTTAGCGATGCAGCACGCTCGACACCACGGGGAGACACCATCCACTCGCTTGTAGTAGTGAGACACGGGGTAGTCGTTTCCGCACTTGCAGCACGGCTTCCACCACTCACCGTCGCGGACCTCGCACCCGCTGTGTATTCGCTTGTGTTGGAGCGGAGTAACCAGCTCAAGGTTTTCGATTCGGTTGTCGAGCTTGTCGCCGTTTCGATGGTGAACCTGCTGCCCGACTGGCACTGGTCCGTTGTGCCGTTCCCAAACAAAAACGTGTTCCATGCGGAAGCGTCGTTGCAAGGTGCACCAGACACGTCGATAACCCTTGGGGGTGACTGTGCCGTATCCACCCGGAGCCGCGCTTTTTGGTCCACGTTTTCCCATGCCGAACACTGTAAGCTAACTATCTCGATACTGTCAAGCCCATAGTTCCGATCCGCCTTGCTCGCCTTCGCGCAGTAGAAGAAGCGGGCGGCGGAACCGGTGCCAGCATCGCGCAGCTCGCCAGCGGCGTCGGCCATGCCCCAGCCTTCGCCATCGGCACGCTGCCCGCGCTTGAGAGTGCGAGCCGCCCCGCTGCCGTTGGAGTCAGGGAAGCACGCGACGACCTCATCGCTCCCGTCGTGGATCAGGTTGGCGGGCCAGCGGCCGATGGTTGGCCTAGCAATGCCATCTGCTGACCATCCTCCCATGTATACGTTTCGCGGCGTTTCGCCTAAGCCATTCCATCCAGCGGTTTCTGTCCCCACCCTGCACCCATCCACATTCAGCGCCCCCGTACCATGCTCCAGCACGTTTGCGGCCACCGTGCCGGCCAGCGGCTTGCGGGCGACGGTGATGGGTTCGAGGGCGGGCTTTAGAGCAGTGCCCCAGCCGGCCCACTGCTGCGCTTCTGGGGTGGCGGGGGCGGTTTCTTCATGCTGCCCACCTGGTCGAATCAGGCAATCCGATTGCAGATCGTTGCAGCCCTTGACATGATTCCATCTGCCCGGCCCTAGCACCTCCCGCTCCGCGCCCGCCGCCTTGTCAATTGCCTTCGACACATCCAGCGACTTCGGGAACCCCGACCCGTACACCCAGGCGATCATGTCGCGGATCTCGAAGCCCGCATCCTCAATTCGGCACGCCATCCGGTGCTGCGTGCGGGTGCCGGCAAATGCGAGCAAATGGCCGCCGGGCTTCAGCACCCGCAGGCACTCGCGCCACACCTCGACGCTGGGCACGTCGTAATCCCAGCGCTTGCCCATGAACGTCAACCCATAGGGCGGGTCGCTCACAATGCTGTCGACGCTGCAATCCGGCAGAGTGCGCAGCACATCGAGGCAGTCGCCGTGCCACAGTTCCGCGTTGCCGATCACCACTTTCTCAGCCACGGTCGGCCCTCGCGTGAATCAACCCGCTGATCCGCTGCGCCAGTCGGGCAGCGTCGGCAATCATCGGCAGGAGAACCAGCGCGGCCACCGCGTCCGAGGTCTTCAGTGCCTGCTGTAGCTCTTGCGTCGCAAACGTCACAGAGTGCAGGGCCTTAGTCAGTTCTTCGTCCATCCTCATCCTTCCGCATTGCGGCCGGCGACGCGCAGCACGTCCCAGTCAACGTCCGGCCGCAGACGCTCGCAGCGCACGCCAGTTACGCGCTCAATGTCCGGACAGCGCTCGGCTGGCACCCCGCGGGCGCGCCAGTTGGAGACCACTTGAACGGTCACAGCGAGCCGGTCGGCTAGCTGTTTGGTCCCGCCGGTCTGCTTGATCGCTTCGTCGAGCGCTTCAGAAGGGGTGCGATTCATGGGTGCCAATGCGCGGATGAACATGCTTGATTAAACACCACGTTTATGCCGTCTGTCAACACAGCGTTTAATAAACAGACTGTTGACACGCGACGAAACATGCTGTTTAATGCACTTCATCGAACGACTCGAGGAAGCACATGCGATCGATCTATCAGATAGAGCACGACGACCTGACGGCTGCCGATCTGCTGGCCGAACGTGCCGCAGTTACCGCCGCCCAGCGGGACGCGGAAGCGCGACTGTACTGCGCGCTTGATCGCGGCGCTGCGCGGCCGGACGAGGCGGTCGAGTGCGCTCGCCTGGGCGCACTGCAACTCGCTATTCAGCAACGACTGAGGAGGATGTGATGTTGAACCCGCTGATTAAGCGCCACGCCGACGGCACGCGGTCTGTCGGCGCAACCGAACTAAACATTTACGTCGCGCCGTGGTCGACGCTGGCGGCCCGCCAAAACGATGCCGTTTTCCTCAGCCTGTCGGCCCCTCGCGCCATGTTGTCGGGTGTGCTGACTCGCGATGAGGCCCTTGCGATGGCCCGCGCGCTGATCGAGGCCGCTGAGGCCGCCCACGCTGTGAAGGTGCCATGACTGACAGCGCCATGAAAAGCCGCATGGACTGGCTACGCCAACTGAACAGGCCGGCCGAATGGACCGATTTGGCACTCGCTGTGATCGGCGTGACCACGTGGGCGGCGCTGTGGTTCGCATGCCTGGAGATAAGGCAATGAGCCTGCTGCATGCGATCACAGCGCTACTCGCGTACCTATTCTGGCGCTTTGTTGCCTTGAACGCCGGGCCGCATCACCACGCATACCTGCACGCCACGTGGCGTGCGCACATCAACGGGCTCCACGTGCGCGCCTTCCTCGAAGGCCGGCCATGACTGACTACACAACCGACATTGAGCGGATATGCGACGAAGCGCTGCGCGCCGCGGCTACCCGAAAACTGACGCAAGACGAGATTGCCGCACTGAGATGGGCGGCTGGCATTCCTGAGAGGCGCCCCGCGGCCCGTGACAGTGGGAAGGAGAAAAAACATGGCACTGATTGCATCTGACACCGGCGGCGGCGCTTTTCTGCCAGTCCCGCAGGGCGTCCACACCGGCCGGTGTGTGCGCGTTATCGACCTGGGCACGCAGCCGCGTGAGTTTCAGGGCAAGCCCAAGCCGCCGGCCCGAAAAGTGGTTTTGACGTGGGAGCTGCACGGCGAGGATGAAGACGGCACGCCGCTCAAGACGGACGACGGCAAGCCGCTGACCATCAGCAAGCGGTACACGCTGAGTCTCAGCGAAAAGTCCATCCTGCGAGCTGACCTTGAGTCTTGGCGCGGTCGCGCATTTACGGCAGAAGAGCTGGCCGGCTTTGATGTGTCCAAGCTGCTCGGCTTCCCCGCGCTGATTAACGTCAAGCACGACGCTCGCGACTTCAAAACCTACAGCAACGTTGCCAGCATCAGCCCGGTGCCGAAGGCGATGCGCGACAGCGTGCCGGCTGCTGTGTCCGCGCTGCAATTGTTCGACGTGACCGAGCCCGACATGACGCTGTTCGAGGCATTCAGCGAGAAATTGCAGGAGACGATCCGCGGCTGCGCCGAATGGCAGAAGAAGCCTAGCGTCAACCAGGCCGCAGCAGCATCTGCGCCGTCTGATCGCGGCATGGGCACGATGGACGACGACATTCCGTGGTGAACCGAGTCTTCGTGCTCCGTGACGAGACGCACGTCCGCGCTCTCTCAGCGTTCCTCAAAGCCAACGCGCGCGCGATGGCGCGGGACGGCCGGCCGCTGGCCGTCCACGTCACGGAGCACAAGGCCAAACGAAACGTGCAGCAGAATCGCCTGTACTGGTCGCTGCTGCGCGAGATCAGCGAGCAAGCATGGGTCGACGGCAAACAGTACAGCAGCGAGGCATGGCATGCCCACTTTGCCGGCCAGTACATCGGCCGCGAAGACATGCCGGGCGGCGGACAAACGCCTATCAGCACAACGACCCTGAGCGTGCACGAGTTTGCCGACTACGTGACGCGCATACAGGCATACGCAGCGACCGAACTAGGAATTGAATCATGAATGTGACCCTCTACCATCCGGTTGAGCGAGGGGTTAGGCGCGCGGTTGTTGCTGCGCTGGTTCTGGCGGCGTGCGCAGGATGCAGCGTAGGCGAACGCACGGACGCAGAGACGCCGAATGGCTGGCGCACCTTTGTTGCCGCCGGCAACTATGTGACCCACGTTGTGCCGGTGACGATGGACGACGGCACCCGATGCGTGGTGACGTTCGGCAACGGCGCAGGGCGTGGCGTGTCTTGTGACTGGTCGAGCGCTAAGTAGCGCCTAACTTGGAGATATGCGATGAGCTTTGCAGATAAGACGGTTGACCTTGTGGAGCGGCTGCGCGAGTGCGCCGACCTTGATGCGGCAGAGGGCGGCGAGCCCGGCGTGGTAGCGATGACGCGCGAGGCGGCGGACATGATCGAGCGCCTGCGCGCCGAGGTCGAGATGCTGCGGGAGGACGCGGAGCGGTTGGAATACCTGATGCGGCATCTGCCGGAAGACGCGCTGCGGTACGTAGCTGGCGAACTTGCCGACAGCGGAGACATTGCGGAGTTTCGCGCGGCAATCGACAAGGTGATGGCGCCTAACTAGGAATCGAATCATGAATGTGACCCTCTACCAGGCCGCGACCGAATTAGCCGCCGCCCTGGATCAGATCGACCCCGAAACCGGCGAACTGCCTGCCGAGTACGGCACAGCACGCGAGCTGGTCGAGCGCAAGGGC